TTTGCAACAAAATTTTTTGAAAGATCAAGCAGCTTGGCAATCTTGCCGTAGCTCATGCCGTCGTCTTCGTGTAGGTCACGGATCTTATCGATGACCTCATCCGACACCGTGCAGTTGTGGTGGGAGGAGCCTATCCGGTAGCCAAACTCGTTGACTGCGACGATCATGGTTTTCTCCTTTCCACTCATTCCTCAATACTTTGGCGGCTTTGGTGGTTTTTTGTTTTTGGTGGCCATATCGATCCCCTTGTGGTTAAAAAGAAACTGTGCTAATTCTGCACCATCATTGAGTTTTCTGCAACAGGCATGTCGCCGGTCACTTGCAGTGCCCAATCGATTTCAAAGGGTGTGAACATGTGGCCATCACCCTCACGCACTGCGGCCAGGATTGCGTCTGCCATCTTGCGCTCTTCACTTCTTTCGGTTTGCATAAAAAATCTCATTCATTTTGGTTTTTAGTTGTTCGACTGACGCCTGCCCCCGCGGCTTTAATCTTGCGTCTAACTGCTCTCTCCGCTTCCACAATGGCAATGTGAGCAAGTGCCTGGCTTCGCATTCGAGCATATAGGCGCGACAGTTTGAGCAGCACTTTTGGCCATCGATGAGCTTGATCTTTTTCTCGAGTTGGCATTGTTCGCATGTCAATCTTCGATCTCCCGTTCCCGTCGCTTGCGACGGTCGCTATTTTTTTTTGATTCACGCAAGTTGAAACATGTGATGCATTCGCAGTTGATTGCATGCGGGTAGCTGCCTGATTGACGCGCAGCATTCCAGCCGGCCTTAAAGATGTACCAGGCTGCATCGTTGTCACTCATCACCACGTCACCGAAGATGCGGTCGAACTCTGTCTTGGCATCCATCAATGGTTCTCCCCGGCCTTCGCTGTCATGTGTGCCAGGTAGCCATCGATGATCTCGGTCGCGATCTGTGGCGTCATCTCTCGATACGCTTCGTCGAACCTGGCTTCGCTTGCATCGTCATCATTGAAACCAATTGCAAACTCGCACACGCCAAAGCCTTCAGGTTGGAAAAAGAATCGAAGCTCGGGCGCGCCGATCTCGGTTTGTTTTTTCATGATGACAATTTGGCCAATGCGCTTGACCTCAAACAGTTTTGCAAATTTCATTTTTTAAATCCAATCCCAAACAAACGTCGGCCGATGTGTACCGCAAAAATTTGTTGTGCTTGTAGGTACAAAAACCCAAAGCCAACCCCATACATTTTTTCTTTTACAAATTTCATGCTGCTGCCCTTTCTGCTTTGTCGTAGTCCGCAAGCCATTCCTCGTTGGTTTGGTAGCGTGGATCTTTTTTGTTTTCTGCGTAATGCGTGATGCTCAAGAATAATTCATCCCAGTTGCGCGCCTTGTAAAACAAGTCTGCATTTTTGATTTCGTACATAGATGCCTTGGTTTCAAATGTTGTGTTGTCCATGCGTTTACGCACAGCGCCTTTCTCATGCAGCGTTGCGCGGTCAAACAGCAAATGCTTTGGCAGCCAGCCGCACACCGTGAACTTGTCGGTGTTGGTGTTCAAGCTTGCAAAGATGTAGCCATCAACCTTGAACTTGGTTTGCGATTGCATGAGGTTGTTCACAAAATCAAGACGTGGTGAAACCTTGCGGCCCATTGTCTTGATGTCGAATGACAGGCCGCTGACGTGTGCATCGATGCCACCATCAAAGCCGCCGCCTGGTTGCATGAGCGGCAGACCCAAAGCAATGTTGAGCATGTTCTGCCCAATGATGCCAATCATCTGCTGCTCTTTGGTTCCGTCGCTGCCATCACCACGGTTGCCCATGTTGCCTGCGTTGCAGCAGGCAATCGATGCGTCAACGACGTCGTCGGGTACATCAAGTGAGAATGCCATCAGACATCCATCAGCCAAGCAAGTACCGCGGCCACAATGAGCAAGGCAACGCCAAGGCCCATGAGCAAGAGTCCAACATCAAGAACAATGATCATGATTCACCCCTAACTTTTTCGGCCACCAGTTTTGCAAATTCATAACGGGTGTAAGGCTCGTTTTTTTCAATTGCTTTGCGCGTGGCAATGCTCCACATTGCATCAAGCTCTTGCTTGGTCATGGCTATTTTTTTTGACTTTGCATCACTCATTGCGCGCACACTCTCTTGCCGGATTCGAGACTCCATCTCGATGCGGTTGAACTCTTCGTCTTCGGGAGTCAGTTTGTTAGTCATTTTGAATCTCCAAGTAGTAGATGAACCCAAGCAGCAGGGCGACGGTCACACCAGCGCCCAAAGCCATCAGTGCGGCCATCAGGGCAATGTTTTCAATTGCGGCCATGTTCAATTCTCATGAGCAAAGCAAAGCCAAAGGCAAAGCTGGCAATTGATGCAACCATTCGGCATTCAAACGTCCAGCCTGAAGGGTCAAAGCTCACCGAAATAAATGAACCTATCAGGTAAAGAATTGTTGTCGACACCACGAACGGGAACACCGTCCGCAGTGCCATCAGTGCGTCGGCTTTCATTGGCGTTGGCTCGGTATGCGGTTGCGGATGGCGTCGCCCAGCTTCTCGATGTCGACGCACTCGTCTGCCAACTTGGCGCACTCTTCACGCTCAATCATCAGCGCGTGCTTGGTGGTCTGGATGGCCACGGTCATGATTTCAGCTTTGGCCAACGCAAGGGCTGCGTCGAACTCTTGCTGGGTGTAGAACTTGACGTGGTCTTGGCCAAGCAATTGGCGTTGCAATTGGCTCATTTCGGACGGGTTGTTCGTGCATGGTGGGTTTCATATCAGTCCTTTGAAATTGGAATACAAACAAATTTTTCTCTGATGACCATTCCCTCTTGCTTGGGGATGGCCTTTACGCATTCGCTGCGCAAGTTGTAGTTGATGGCGTATTGAGGCTCACACCTGCTTGAGCAAAGAAAATACACCAGTGCCCATGTGGCCGTCATACCGACGCCTCTTCGGTGGTTGCCTTGGCCACGTATGCGGTCAAACGCTTGATGCGGTCTGAGTGGTAGTCGACCATGCGCTTTGAGTAGTCCAAGGCCGTCTGCATTTGCAGCAGTTGGCGCTTGGCTTCCTCCAGCTCAACGACAGCCAACTCGTCGGCTGAAGGGGTTCGGAAAATTGATTGCATGACGTTGATGAATTTGGTTTTGAAATTGTGAAAGTATTGCATTTTGCTCTCCTTGGGGCCGAAGCCCCGTTTGGTTAAATAGTCATTCCAAGCTCTGCACCGTTGATTGGTGCATTGAGCCTGTCGTACTTGGCCAAGTCTTCTGGCCACTGCATTGCACGCTCCAGCGCGTTGTACTCTTGCTCAGTCAACTCAATTTTGTTGCTGGCTTTGCCGTTCAGCAATACGCAGATATATACCCCTTGTCCGGCATCACAAAAGACACCGGCTATGAGTTACTTCGGTACGAAACAGGGCAGTTCTTCACACAACACACAGATTCTTCCGAGAAGTACAACCGCTGTATCTCTTGTTCTTTGATCCTCAATGATGACTATGAGGGTGGAGAAATTGAGTTTAGACATTCTGGGTTAAAGTTTAAACCAGAAGCAGGAAGTGTGTTATTTTTCCCATCAAACTTTTTATATGTTCACGAGGTGTACCCAGTCACAAGAGGTCCAAGATATGCACTACCAAATTGGTATCATAATGTCCCACTTGAGTTTAAGAGAGACTCAACAGGTGATGAATGATAATTCTTGGTATCAATGAAACTACCCATGACGCATCCGTTTCTTTAATTAAAGACGGAGAGATACTTTTTGCAGGGCATGCAGAAAGATACAGTAAGCAAAAAAATGATTGGTTTACAAATAAAGAATTAATTAAAAATGCATTGCAGTACGGATATCCAGATCAAATTGCATACTACGAAAAACCTTTACTTAAGAAACTTAGGGTAAAGACTAGAGGTGGCTTTGGAGGAGATAATCCATGGTTTAGGTCTACAGAACTTGGAGACTTGCCAAGAAAAAATTTTGGGCATCACTATTCTCATGCAGCAGCAGGATACTATACAAGTTCATTTAATGATGCTTGTATCGTAGTGCTTGATGCAATTGGTGAATTCAATACCTCCACAATCTGGGTTGGAGAAAGCGACAAGATTAAACTTAAGTATAAGCAAAATTATCCAGTAAGTTTTGGATTGTTCTACTCTGCATTCACACAACTAATTGGACTGATGCCAAACCAAGAAGAATATATTATGATGGGTATGGCTGCATATGGAGACTGGAGAAGGTATTACAAAGAAGTAGATGAGTATTTCCCAGAGTATGATCAACAAAAGTATAACTTTCATAAAGGAATTAATGACTGGGGAATGGTAATTACAGAGCAGGATAGGTTTGATATCGCTGCAGCAGTTCAGATGGTGTATGAGCAAAGACTAAATCAGTTTATGCGTATGGCAAAGTCTTTGACTGGTAAAAACAACTTAGTATTTATGGGTGGCTGTGCTCTCAATTCTTCAGCAA